ATAAGGTATAACATTGTATACGCCAAATTTTTCAGAAATTTCTAATTTTAAAAAGAAATCTCCATATTTACACATATTTCTAATCCAAGGCCAAAGATTAAATTCTATATTTAATACATCATAAAATAAATTATATAATATCTTTTGAATATCTTCGTCTGATGATTTAATATGTAATACCTCACCCATATCATTTTTTAAAGTACATTCATCAGCTATAATATCTAGAGCAGAGGCTATAATTGCATCTGTATCCATAGCATCATATTCAGAGTATAATTGGGGTCGTAGCATCTGGTAGTTGAAACTACTTTGGTATCCATAAATTGATGTATTTGTGTTAGTCCAAATTCGATTAAATCTATCTACTACAGAATTAGTTTTATATTCACCTGAGGTTTGAACTTTATTTATATCAACTACTTTAAGTTGGTCTCCTCCATCATTTCTGATGATAACATCTGTTGAAAATAGTCTTTGTAGTCTTCCAAATAATCCAGTATCTGCCATTTTTTATTTTTTATAGTAGCCAAGAAATATCTTCTTCGCCATTTGAGTAAGGGTTATCTATTTTGTAAGGATTTTTAAATGCACCATTAGAAGAATAACCACCTGAATAGGTAGTGTTATGATTACTAACATTATTCAACATACTTTTGGTCATATCCATTCCTTGTTGTCTTAATTTAAATGCTGTTTCTCTTAAATAACAGCCAATAGAAAAAGATAGAACTAAGTCATCATTATACCCTGTTTGGGCTTCAGCTCTACCGTTTCTCCATATAAATACTTTCATTTCCTCTACTAGTCGCACAGATCGAAATGTAACCCCTCTATCTCGTACTGCTTCTTGAAACTTACCAATTGCTATTGGTCTAGTGTTTGAGGCCATTGTAAATCCAGGTGTCATTTTACTATAATCCATGTAAGGGTCAAAATAGTTGTCTACAGACATGTTATTGCCTTTCGGTGAATGATACAAATTCTGATATCCTCTATCAAGGATAGTTTGAATAGTTGACCATCCTATACTAGAGTTTTCAGGAGCAAGTAATGCGTTATTATATTCTGTTGCTACACCTACTAATAAATTACCAAAATCTTTTGTGCCCATTTGGCCTTTATATTCAGCAACTTGTGTAAATGTTTCAACATCAAAAACATGAAACGCAGAATAATCTTTACCATCACCACGAGCAACATCAGCTACAACTAAATAATCTCTAGAGTAATCTGCTGGTTCCCATACCCATAAGTTTTGGTCAACTCCTCGTTTTTCTAAAGGTTCTCTAACACATTCTTTTTCATAGTAATTTAAATTTTCAGCATAAAATACTGTATCACCAGAGGTAGAAAAATCACAATCACACTCTTGTGCCGCCATTCTTATTCCTAAATCTGCATCTTGTTGGTCTCTCCAAGATTGATCTCGTTCAGGATGAACTTCCCAAGGCAAACGTATTGGTAAAAAACTGTTATCACCTAATTCGGCAGCAACCCATGTTTTATGGAACCAATTACCTGTACCATAAGGTGTAGATAATGCAATACAACCTCCTCCAGTTGCTAGTGTTTGTTGAGCTGAGGCCCATATCTCACCAATATTATTAATAAAGGCAGCCTCATCAATTATTAACAATGAAACTGCTTCTGATCGACCAGCATCTGAACTTGCTGAAGTAGCTTTTATTTGAGAGCCATTATTTAGTCGAAGTGTTAATTTATTATCTTCGGATGGTTTTTGTTTTTCTTTAAGCCAAGAAGGTAAACTATCATACATGAACTTTACCTTAGTAACCATATTTTTAGCTGTTTCTTGTTTTGTTGCTATACAAAGTATATTTTTATCTTGATGAAACAACATCATCCATAAAGAGTAACCAGCTGATAGAGTAGATATTCCTAGCTGTCTAGATTTTAAAACAATTGAATATGGGTTTTCTTGAAATAAAGTTAATACTTTATCTTGAAATGGGTATAAGTTGAATTGTATTCGACCTCGTTTAGGGTGCTGTATATAGCAATATTTACGCATAAAATAAGCAGGTGATGCAGCACACCTAACATATTCTTCTCGTATTTTCTTTTTAAGATCTTGACTCATTTTACTATTGCTATTGTAAATAAAGCAGCTAATGTAGCAACAAGTCCTGCTCCTAACCACTTAAGACCCTTTTTAAGTCTGTTGTTTGATTTTTGAAGATTAGCTACATCTTTTTCCAAACCATCAATTATTTGAGATTGTTGGTCACCTATTTTAATATAGTTTTGGATTTGTATAATATGATTAGCATCTTTTTTTATAAAATCTTGTATAATGCTATCTTGTCTGGAGATTTTTTGATCTAAACTGTATATTAACTCATTAGTTTTTTCAAGTTCAGCTATTGCAGAATCTCCTTTAACTAAATCAATTGCTATCATTTGAGCAACTTTATAGTCAAAACAAACTTTATTGGTATCTTTCTGTGAAAAAGTTATCGAGCTGAGTAGGAGTATAGGTAGTAATATCTTTAATTTTTTTAGCATAATATTTTCTTACTTTTACTATTTCTTCATTTGTGCTATCAATTTCTTTGTTTAAAATGTTAATTTCAAGCTGTTGAGCAAATATAGATCTGTCTAATTCAAATTGCTCGTCTTCTAGCTTTGTTATGACATTCTTTAAACTATCTATCTTTTGCTTTTGTTCGGTATAATCACCTACTTGTGTAGGTGTTACTTTCACAAATATAAAATATAGTAAAAGTGTAAGGGAAACTACACCAATTAATATATGCCATAACTTTAATTTAACTTCCCTATTCATGCTAAAATTTATACTGCTTTAGCTTTTTTATATTTTTGAACAATATCTTGTTTAGTTTTTAAATATGCTACAGCTGCTTCATTACCTTCTTCTTCTTTTTTCTTTCTAAAGGTGTCCATAACATTTTGATATTGTTTAATTAAAGCATCTGTACCTCTAGCTGCTTTTTCCATTTCCATATCTCCAGAAGGTGCTTCATCACTTGCATCAGAATAACTTACATCATCAAACCCATCATCTCCTGTTGTACGAGTAGCTGTTTTAGTAGCTCCTGCAGGGCGTCCTCTTTTACCTGATCCTGTTGATTTTTCTTTTTCAGGTTTGTTAGGGTCTGCTTTTCTACCTCGTTTACCAGGTGTTTTTCCTAATACTTTATTAGCAGCATTCTTTTCAATTGTATTTGTTGCAATATCATCATTAAATTTATCTCCTGCTTCTTCTGCTCCTGCAGCAACATCAGAAAGTAAATTTTGTAAATTAATATTGTGAGTATTTTTAAGTTCTTTTTTAAGATTTTTAACATACCCTTTTAATCGTTGATTATTTCCTTCACCTGAAAATACTGGGTCTTTAGAGAGTTTTTCAATAGTAGCTTTTTCAGCTGCTTCTACAGCTTTAAGCTCATCCTTCATGTTTTGTTTTTCCAACTGGTCTTTAAGTTGTTTCATACTAGCCATTTCAGCTATTTGTTCAATTTCTTTAAGCAAGTCAGAATCTTTAGCTACATCAGGAATTTCACTTAATGCACCAGCTATTTCTTCACGTATAATTTCAAGTAAACGAGTCTTTTTCATTTGTATATTTTTATTTATAAATATTAGGAAAATACCGTCTGTTTAACCTTTTCTACCCTTTCTTCAGTTGATCCCGATATATGAACTAAATTTCTAATACGATATTGGTATTTACTTAAATAATGTTGTATAGTATTATCTATATCTTTTCTATATCTAGCGTCTGTTTCTCTAACACCATTGTCTTCAATATCAACACCATTAGGTGAAACATAAAATACATAATCATATTCATGTATTAAACATGATGCTAAATTTTCAAATTTATCTTTGTCTAAATAATTCATAGATTCAGAACATTGTGCAAATGACATAACATCAATAACAGTTCTATCTGTTATAATATTTTCTTGCATTAATTCACTAGCACGTTCTGATAAGAATACTGTTTGTCCTTTTAATGTAGAATCCGTATTTAACGGTATTCCCATTTCCATTAGATATTTTGAACGCTCTGTTCTAAAATTATAATCTTTAAATTCAGGTAATTCTTTTAACGCTTTAACTAACGTTGTTTTACCTACACTCATTGTACCACAAAAACCTATTTTCATATTTTTTATTTTAAAATTGATTCAGCAACATAAGTACCTTGTGCTCCTGAAACTGTTATACCTCTTGCACTTAAAGCATCTCCTACAAAATATACGTTAGAATATTTAGTTAAACTAAGATTATTATAGTTAACTAATGGTTCAGGTGACAAATATTTTACTTCAGGAACATATATTCCCCAATCATCTTTAAGTGTTGGAAATACTTTTTTCATATCTTCAATAAAATTTTCTACATATTCAAAATAACCACCCATAGCACTTTTTACTCCATCTAAAAATTCTATTTGATATGCACTAACTTCTTTACCTTCAGATGTTTTAGAAGGCTGTCTTGTAGGACTATAATATAAACCTTTACCATTAAATTGCAATTCATTTACAACTTTTCTTGACCAAGTAAATGGTTCATCAATACCTCTAATTTCCATTAGTATACCAAAATTAGTCATATTATTTCGGTAAGCTTCATCTTTTTTAGCATGTCCATTATAACTTACATCGCCATAAGTATGTTCCGCAGCAACGTAAGCGGCATTATTGTTTGTACAGAATGAACGTAGTGATACACCCTTATCTTCAAATTTTCTATATAATTTAAAATCATAACTAATATCTATCAATTTTTGAAAATGTTTTTGTGGTGCTTCAAATCGTACACCTATTTGTACTGCTTTAGGTTCAGTTGGTATATTATATTTTTCTGCTAATTTTTTACCAAAATCAATACCTGATTTACCTACACCAAAAATTAAATGATCATATTCTATTTCACCTGCAAAATCATGGTTTGCTAATGATACTTCTTGTTTATCAAAATTAATATCATAAACTTTATGTTCCCAAACAAATTTAATACCCTTTTCAACTAAGTAACTATACCAATTTTTACCTATTTCATGTAAATAATCTGTACCAACATGCCATACAGGAAATAATTTTAAACCAAAATATGGTTTAATAAAATCAGGTTCTGCTTGAGGATCAGAACATTGTACTTCCTCTGGTTTAGGGTGAAATCGTTTAAAGTTGGCTATAACTTGATCAAACAATTCCATTGCTTTATCTTCACCACAATATTTTGATAATTGGCCTCCTACTTCAGTATGGTAAGTTAATTTACCATCACTCCAACCACCGGCACCTAAAAAACCTGTCATTACTTCTTCAGGTTTTCTATTATATGGGTCTTTACCCATGTCAATTATAGTGATTTTATCACCAGGATATCCATTATCTACTAATTTGGTTGCAGCATTTACACCTGCTACACCTGCTCCTACAATTAC